AAAGAAAAGAGAAGCACTTGCCACGTCCCATCGACGTTCATGCGTCCGTTTACGGACATAGCAAGCTCGCCAGCCTTCAGTTGGTCGGGGCGTAGCCGATTACCAAACCGGGAAAAGCCAATGTCTGCGTCCTCCGTGAGTTGATTGTCACGGGGGCCAAAGTTGCTGTAACGAGGCATGGCGATAGTTTACACCATCCCCGAGCCAACTACTTCATCTTCCGACGCTTGAAGTCAACGCCCTTGATGGTGCCTTTGTTACGGGAAGCGTAGAACACGGACTCGCCGCGCTTCTTCCCGTACTCTTCCATCATGGCCTTCTTGATCTTCTTACCCTTCTTAGTGAGTGGCATATTACTTACAGGGCTTACGCTTGCCCATTTCACAGTTGCGCTTTTTGCAGTTCATTTTACCCTCCCCTTCGTTTTCATCCTCCATCATGTCTTCAGCGTCTTCAAAAGCCTCTTCGGCTTCCTTCATGCGCTTGTAGAGCATGAACTCCTGTTTCATTGAGCGATTTTTACGGTTTTCCTTCATGGTTAACAGTCCCAAGCCCGCCGACTCCAATAGTTGGCGGAAAGTTTGTTGGTCTTGCCTTTGATACCGCCAGACCGAGCGCAATAGCTCTTCTTGCGGGCAGGCTGGTTCTTCTTGATCGTCATGTTAGCATCCCCAAAGCGAACGATGCGCTCCTGTCCATTCTGGCAGGCTTTGACGACGAACTTCTTGCCGCCCTGCACGTCCCTGCGCGGGACGTTACACTTCATAGCCTTCTTATTCATCGCTCTTTAGGATCTTGATGAGCTTGGTAACGGTGTAGGCAATCGACACCAAAACGAGGATGAAGGCCGCAATCTCGTTCACTTGAGTGAGGGTGATCGTCCCAAATGAACCTCCCACGCTTACCGCAACCACCTTAGTGATGTCGTTATCGAAGATCATTTGCGTATAAGGGCAGTCATACGGCTACCGAACCACCACGCAACTGAGGTGCCTGCCAACATCATGAAGCTCTGGATGGCTTCCACCTTCAGGTATTGGTCCTCGATCAGAAAGAAGCTGATGAAGGAGCCAAGCACTAGGCCGATGGTGAGGAAGGGGCGAGTGACGGCGCGGACGTTAGCCGCCCATGGAGCCACCTTCTCCGTCATGTCTGCGACAGATGCCGACTGGGATGCCGCAAATGCGTTCCATGCCGCAAGTGCCTCAGCACTAGCAGCTTGCTTATCAAGCATATCCAACGCAAACTTGTTGTCCTGCTTCTTCTCCCAGATGCGGATCACCGACGTAGCAACGCTGCCGAACAGTCCAAAAAGACCGCCCGTACCAGCATTGAAAAGAAGCTCAGACCACCAGCTCATGTCGTGTAGTTCACTTGGGCCATGCCCCGCCAGCGTGCGCCGCTGTCGTCAGTAACAAACACAAAAAGGTGAGTCTTGCCCGTGTCCAAAGTTGGGGCCGTATCGTTCGGCCACTTTACCGTAGCAGGCCAGCTAATCGTTCCAGACGTATTCTCCACCTCAAGGGCGAACGCATATGCGCCCGAAGGAGCGTTGCTAAAGGTGAACGTGCTGTTGCTGCTAATCGTCTTGGTGAAGTAGTTGCCCAGCGAACAATCGATATCTAAGGCACCTACAGCCGTCACCGCACTCTTGTACTGTCCCGTGGCCTCAAGGCTCGTAAACTTGCCGGAAGAGGCCGTAGAAGAGCCAATAGGGCGCGGGCTGGCAAACACCTGAGCAGCCGTCGTCTTACGAAGGGCTACATCCGCCGCGCTATGCACCAGAATCGTATCAGCGTCAGCTAGTACCGTCTTGGCCGTCTGATCCGTAACGGCACCGGGGAGCAGCACGGCATCATCAACATGGTCGTTGAGATTGGTTGCCGATACGAGGTTCGACGGGGAGGTCGTCCCGTAGGTGGTGCCTTTTTGAATCTGGGCCATGACTTAGTATATCAGGGCTTTACGGGCCAGACGACGTTGTGCGGGAATCCAGCCTGAGCCGTAATGTCGCGGAGAGCCTGACGGTAGGTAGTCCACTCCACCTTGGTGGGGTTGTCCAAGGGCGTGTCGTTAAGCTGGGTCCAGTCGCACTCGGTGAGCTTGGCATTGCGTTCGCGGCGTACAGCAGCCGCCTTCTGGGCATCAATCTCAGCCTTCTCTTCCGCCGTGTACTTAACCCACAGCTTTATCTCCACCACCTCGTAGGGATGGATGACGAACATCGACCCCGAAAACTTCTCATCAACAGCACCCTCATCAATACGAACAGGAAGCCAACCAAGGGCGCGAAGCTCGTCATTGCTCAGCCAGTTGAGGCCAGACACATTGCGCCAGCTACTCGGCAGGGCGCGAGGCCCGTCAACAATGGCGTTATTCTCTACCAGACAGTAGTTCATGTTCGTAGTTTAGGGCTTTGATTTCCTCAAAGGGGTGGGTCCAATCGCCATACTTCTGCTGACGGAACAGCCGCATAGAGTTGTAATAGGGCGTTTTAGGGCCGGGTTCTGCATACAGATAATACCCCATTACTGGGATGACAACCCACGTCGGGACACCCATTGCCGCAGAAAGGTGGCTTACGGACGTACAGGAGGAGATTACGAGGTCACAAGTGCTGACGGCGGCTTGGGTATCGCCCCATGTATCAAGTGGCACCGTTTGCACCCAATCGGGCTTGTATTCCAAGTCTGCGTCCCGTTGCAGGCTGATAAACTCTACGTTGTCCCGTTTGACCGCATCGAAGAACAGGGGTGCCGGGAATAGCTTGTGGTGCTGGGCCTCAAACTGCTTGTTGCCAGACCAGCGCAGACCAACCCGCAGCTTCTTGGAATAGTAAAGGTCCGGAATCTTGTCGAGGTACGGGACGCCATAAATCATCTCCTTGGACAGATTCATGTATACCGGGGCTGACATAGCCGCCATCCAGCAGTCGTGATAGACGCCGTACTCTGCACCGTGCTGCACCACCGCTGAGCAGAGGTTGGCGTTGTTGACAAACCGCACCAACTCTGGAGAGCAGGAAATGATGATGTCGGCCACTCCCTGTTCGCGGACATTGCGGATGTAGCCTAGCTGCTGGATTTGGTCGCCCAGTCCTCCTTCAAGGTACATGAGCAACGTAGCGCAGGGCTTGCCGTTCCACTCAGGCTGGGGCGTGTTGGGCGGGCTGTTGCCAAACACTCCTACCTTACGACCACGGTAGAGCAGTTGGTGGCCGAGACGGAAGTTGCCGTCATGTAGTTCGTACCACCCACGGTTGAAAGCGGCGCGGTCGTCGTTGGGACGTTCAATAGCCAGCTTGTCGGCAATGCGTCGGCCTTCCTTGAAGTCCCCCATCGTAGAGGCGGCTAGTTGGAGGTCGAGGTCATCTACCTCTGGCTTGGTGCGCGGCTCGGGCAACCAGAACTCAGGCTGACAGAACTGCGAGTAGTGGTGCTTGAGAACATCCTTGGGCGACTGGTTGTGCTGCCGCCCCAGCTTGGGCTTGATGTCGTGTAAGCCAACGATGCCATGAAGGTTCTCGTCGTCCTCTTTAACTGTTGATCCATCGATGTTGTTAAAGTCGTAGTCGAACGGCGGCAACTCAAGGAACTTATGGATGCGCTCTACCTCGCGCTTGGGGTTAGCGAGCAAGTCCTCGTACTCGACAAACAAGAAACAGTCGGGATTTGCCGCATAGCCAGTCTGCAACACTTGATATGAAGTCTTCAAGTGCGCGGCGGGTCCAGACTTATGCACAAACTCATCAAGATCGATGGGCTTAGCCACACGAACAAATGACGCCATGCAATCTGGAACGCTGCGAACCGTTGCAATAATGCGCGGCTTCACTCCAAACACTTGTTCCATTGCGCCGACAATTATGGGCATCGGCCACGCTCTTGCTTTGTCAATAACTACTGGCTTAGTCGTTACTTCATCATAGTAGCCAGCGATGACGCCACGCATTGCCTTAGCTAGTTTGGTTCTAGGCTTGTCGTTCTCATCGAGAAGCCTTTCTTCATGCCAAATAGTAGCAAGCGCATCAAGCGCGGCACCAAGTCCAGAAGTTGTTGAAACGTGCGTTTGTGGATTCTGGTTAAGAATCGCAGCAAGTACTGTGGAACCGGAACGCGGAAGACCGGAAAGGAAGTGAAGCCGCTTAGGCAAGTTATTGCTCACCCAGCCTTTGTAACAACTACTAACGTAAGGTAAAGATTTTTATCTTACGATTTTAACCCGTAAGATGAGTCGTGCCCAGCACCTACCAAACTCCACGTTGTTAATGATCCAACTTGCGCTGGCGACGATGTATTAGAAGTAGCACCAGAACCAAGTTGTCCACTGCTTCCCCGCCCCCAAGACCAAAGGGTATTGTCTGTTTTTACAGCAATGACATGATTAATACCAATAGCAATATTTGAAGACCAGTTGGTTAAGGCACCAACTTGAACTGGAGATGAAGAATTTGTAGTATTACCAGTACCAAGCTGACCAAAATAGTTATACCCCCAAGAATAAAATCTTCCAGAGTTTCCTACAGCTACGGAAAATTCACTTCCAGAAGCGCACGCTGTCCAGTAGGTTTGCGCTCCAATTTGAGTTGGTGATGAACGATTTGTGGTGTCTCCTTGCCCAGTTTTTCCATAGGTTCCTTGTCCCCACGACCAAAGAGTTCCATTGGTTTTAACAGCAATTACATGATTTTCTCCAGCAGCTAATTTAGACCAATTGGTTAACGCGCCAACCTGCTTAGGCGATGAATAACTTGTAGTATTTCCAAGACCAAGCTGACCAACGCCATTTACTCCCCAAGCGTAAAGAGCACCAGAAGAAGTAACTGCAAATGCAGAGCCTTGGCCTGATGCAATCTCGGCCCAGTTTGTATTTGTTCCAATTTGAACTGGCGACGATTGAGATGTAGTATTGCCTTGGCCTAATTGACCAAAGGCATTGGATCCCCAAGCCCACAAAGTTCCATCCGTTTTAATAGCCATTACCCAATCGCCGCCCTTACCGGCTACTACTTTTGACCAATTAGTAAGGCTTCCAACTTGGACTGGAGACGAAAGGTATGTAAGATTCCCATGCCCAAGCTGTCCTTGATTATTTCTTCCCCACGACCAAAGGGTTCCATTAGATTTTACAGCTAGGGCAAAAAATGACCCACCACTAATACTAACCCAATCTGAAAGTGCACCTACTTGAACTGGTGAAGATCTGCTTGTGGTATTTCCATGTCCAAGCTGACCAAAACTATTATTTCCCCAAGACCAAAGTTGAAAGCTAGTTGCGCCACCAGCTCCAGCCCCACCCATTGCGAGTCGTAGAATGTTCGGGTCCATGATTAGTTAACGTAGTCAACGAGGGATGCGCCGCGCCAGCGGGTGCCGCCGTCATCCGTGACAAAGATAAAGATGTGCGTTTTGCCAGTAGTCAAAGTTGGAGCTGTGTCCTTCGGCCATTTCACCGAGGTCGGCCAAGTGATAGTGCCTGACGTATGCGTTAGTTCAAGAGCAAATGCGTAGGCGCGGCTTGCGGGAGGGCTGCTAAACGTAAACGTAGACGCACCGTTGATGGTCTTCGTGAAGTAGTTGGCCGTAGAGCAGTCAATGTCCAACGCAGCTACAGCCGTGATGTTGGAAGCGTAGTTGCCAGACAGGTCCAGCTTGCTTGCCGGGGAAGTCTGCCCAATTCCCATCCGGCCATTGGACTCAATGCGGAATACCTCCGTGCCGCCCTCCGTAAAGGCGATGGAGTCAGCAGCCGGGAAGAAGATACCCGTGTTGGTGTCGCCGCTAGTGGTGATGGCGGGCGCGGACACCGTGCCAGCACTAACCGTAGCTACACCCGTAGCCTCAAGCGTTGTAAACTTGCCAGCCGCAGGAGCCGTTCCGCCGATAGCCGGGGGAGAAGCTAGATAGGTAGAAAAACCTGTGCCACTCACCGTGCTCGATGCGCTCAGCGTCGTAAACGCGCCTGTAGAGGCACCAGACGCACCAATGGTGGTGCCGTTGATAGACCCACCAGAAATTGTGACGTTGCTGGCGTCTTGGCTAGAAATGGTGCCAAGAGTCGGAAGACCCGTTAGGTCTGAGTATTTGCCGCTAGTGGCGACAGTAGCAAGAGTCGGCGTTCCGCTCAGGTCAGCATACGCTCCCGTAGTGGCAACAGTAGCTAGTCCGCTGACGTTAGCCGCCGGGACTGTTCCCGTGCTAATCGTGCCAATGGTGGTAATGCTAGTGCTACCAGCCCAAGTGCTGAGAGCCGTGTTCTCTACGTTGCTAAGACCGATAGCGGTTTTCGCGGAACTGGCAGAGTAGTTCTCCCAACGCTTGTCTCCACCGTCATAGACGAGGAAGTCGTTATTGGTCGGGGATGTAAGCTGTACGTTCTGGTCCGTTCCACCAAGCTGCGAGCCGGGGAAGATCTTGACGTAAATCGAGCCAGAGCTACCGGAACCAGCGTTAGTAACGATACCAATTTCAGCCTTAATATTGGGCGCAGCGGGCTTGGTAGCCGTCATTGCTCCACCGCCAGCCGGATCGTACCAAAGCGTATCGTTGTCTACATACGCCGACGTGTTTAAGTTGGGGACCAGCCCCATTGCAATAACTCGACCAAAGCCGTTAAGGGCAATATTCTCAAAAGCTACACCAACAAAAGCATTGCCATCCGTAATGCCAGTAGTTGAGGGACCAAACGTAATTACACCAGAATCTCTC